CCCCGGCCCCCTCCGGCGGCCCCGCCGGAGGCAACGCACCACGGCAGCCCTCCTCCACCAAGGACGCCCTACGCGACGCCGCCCGAGCACGAGCCCGCGCCATGGGACTGCGCACCGACGACGCAGCCTGACAGGCACAAAGCCAGCACCACCTAGGGACCACGCCCTGACCCCACGTGGACGGCGCCACCACAGGCGCCCTCACCACACACCCGCGTATTTCGCGAAAGGGGCTACGGCGTGGACATCCAGCCGTACACCAGCACCGAGACGCTCGCTGTCGGCCGCCCGTGGCTCATGAGCATGCTCGGCATCGAAGCCAACCAGTCCGTCACCCTCGACCTCACCCAGTTCGACGAGAACCTCCACTGGACGGAGGCCTCCGCCTACCAGGCCGACCGGAAGCTGAAGTCCGGCATCCCCCTCGGCAAGGTCACCGCCACCGGCCTGTACGCCCCGTACAACGCCGTCTCCAACGAGGTCCAGACCCTCACCGTGACCGGCGGACCCACCGGCGGCACCTTCACCATCACCTTCGACGGTCAGACCACCGCCGCCATCGCCTACAACGCGACCTCTTCCGTAGTGCAGACCGCCCTCGAAGGTCTGTCCAACGTCAACCCCGGCGACATCACCGTCACCGGCAACGCCGGCGGACCCTGGACGCTCACCTTCGGCGGCCAGTACCTCGGTGAGAACGCCGCCACCGTCACCACCACCGAAGCCTTCACCGGCGGCACCACCCCGGACATCACCGTCGCCACCACCACGGCCGGCGGAACCGCGGCCCCCGCCGACGGCGCTGACGTCTTCGCCGGGTTCCTGTTCACCGAGGTCGCCTTCCACCCCGGCGCCACCAAGGTCGCAGCCCCCCTCATGGTCCACGGACAGATCGACGTGGCGAAGCTCCCCGTCGCCTTCGACCCGACCGACGTGCCGGCGGGCTCCAACACCCAGTTCGTCTACAAGGTCTGATCAGGAGACACCGTCATGCCGAACGACATGCTGGAGCTCCTGCTCCGCGACATCAGCGCCACCGAGATCAACGCGTTCGCCCGCGCGATCCAGACCCCGGCCGACTACGAGCTCACCCAGTCCGTCATGCCGGAGCGGACCATCAACTCCGTCAAGTGGGAGACCCGCGGCACCCGCCGACGCGTCGCCGCCGCCTCCTACCGGGCGTGGGACGCCCAGACGAAGGTCGCCACGCGTGAGATCACGCAGTTCGCGACCTCCGGCAAGCTCCTGCCCCTCGGGCAGAAGTACATCGTGGGCGAGTTCGAGACCATCCTCGAGAACCTCGACCGCGGCATGGACTCCCGCGACCTCGTCAACGCCGTCTACGACGACGTGGCCGCACACGTCCTGTCCATCAAGAAGCGCCTCGAGCTGGCCGTCGGTGACCTCCTGGTCGACGGGAAGTTCTCCCTCGTCGGCGAGAACGGCCTCACCCTCGAAGCCGACTACGCGGTGCCGGCCGCGAACATGCCGACCGCGTCCACGCCGTGGACCGACCCGACCGCGGACATCCTCGGAGACGAGCGGCGGTGGATGGAGGTGCTGCGTTCCTCCGGAGCCCCGGCCCCGGCGCGGGCGCTGACGTCGTACAAGACGGCGGCGCTGATCATGGGTAACGACTCCTACCGCGCCGCCTACTACGGGTCCGTCAGTCCGTCGGCGACGCCCACCGCGGTCCTCGCCCCGAACGAGGTCAACGTGGTCCGTGCCCGCTACAACCTCCCGCCGATCACCACCTACGACGTGAAGATCGAGCTGGACACCGGAGCGGACGTCCGCGCACTGCCGGAGAACATGTTCTTCCTCCTGCCGCCGAACCCCACCCAGTGGGCGGAGACCCAGTACGGGCTCACCGCCGACGGACTCATCCTCTCTCAGGGCGGGAACCCGTCCATCGAACGGGAAGAGGCCCCCGGCATCGTCGTCACCCGCGGCTACCAGGACGACCCGCCGCAGGTGTGGACCAAGGGATCCGCCGCTGCCCTGCCGGTCATGTACGTCCCGGACATCCACATCGCCGCAACCGTGTGGAGCGAGTGAGCCATGGCCGCCCGCCTCGCAGTGACGGTGTACGTACAGGACCCGGACACCCGCCAGACAGTGACGCTGCACCCGGGCACCAGCCCGGAACCGCGCCTGGCCGCCCTGGTCACGAACCCGGCCGCCTGGGTCGACGGCAAGCTGCCCCGCCAGCCGAAGACCCAGACCGACGGACAGTCCGAGCTCCCTACCGGCGACGGCCAGGACGACGCCTCTGGCGCCGACTCCGCCGCCGGCGATGACAAGGCTGCCCCGGCGGCCAAGAAGACCGCCGCGCGTAAGACCGCGGCGACCAGCCGGTCTCGGGGCCGGGACGCCGCCGGCGAGGGCACCAGCGGCGAATAGCGGAGCGCGGGCCCGCCCTCATGGTGGGGGCGCCAACCGGGCGGGCCCGCCTCCGCACCACCCTTCCCACACCCAGCCCCTTTGGAGGACACCAGCCATGGCACTGACCGCCAGCGTGCAAGCCTGGCTCCTCTCCCAGCTCGGCCCCACCACACCCCTCGCTGATTTGGAAACCCGATACCAGCGTCTCGGCACCGCCCGCGCCGTCGCCATCGAAGTCCTCTACGAACGCAAGGCCGCCCTCATCCAGCAGCCGGCCAGCGTCAACGTCTCCGGCGTCGTCGGCGTCACCTACACCGAGAACATCAAGGCCCTCGAGCGGCAGATCGCCCTCCTGGAGTCCGGTGAGCCGCCCGCCCCGGACGACCTGCCCGGAACCGGAGACCCGAACGCGGTCCAACTGGGCATGTTCCGCCTCGTGGAACGGCCCCGCCGATGACCACCCCCGTACGCCGCAGTCGCACCCTCCGACAACGCCTCCTGACCTACATCACCTCCGGCATCAGCCGACTCACCGCAGCCTGGCGCATCCTCACCACCGCCCAAACCGCACTCCTCGCCGCCCTGGCCACGATCCGGCCCAGCCGCAACGGCACCTCCCGCCGCTTCCGCACGGCCGCCGCCGCCTTCAACACCGCCCTCGCCGCATTCGACCGCGCCGCCCGATCATTCGCAGAAGGCTGGGTAGCCACCGACCTGCCCCTCATCTACCGCGAGGGAGCCTGGACCATGCTCGACAGCGCCGACCGCGGACCGGAAGCCTTCACCTGGACCGACCAACACCGCGCCGCCATCACCAGCGCGTCAGCGCAGTACTACGCCGACTTCATCGGCCGCATCCAAGAAACCGTCCGCCGCGCCCGCGCCTTCCTGCGCGCCGCCCAGGACGCCTCACGCGACACCACTGGCCGCATCAGCCTGGACCGGCTCCGCCGCGACCACCCGCTGGACACGGTCGTCTACGCCCGGAACTCACGTCACCCGGTGGAATCGTGGGCCCGAGCGGCAATCACGTGGCAGACCGTGGCCACTGCCAACACTGGCGCCGCCCGCACTGCGCTGGACGAGCTCGGCACCGAATGGCTTGAGGTCCGAGACGGAAGCGACTGTGGATGGGAGTCCCATGACTCCCCGGATAAAGCAGACCGGACGCTGCGCACCGTTCAGGACGCTCTCGCCTACCCGGCCGCCCATCCGAACTGCCAACGCCAGTTTCTGCCTCGCCTCGACCTCATCGGCCGCACCGACATCCGCTCCGGAGCCCTGCTGTGACCTTTCCCGACGCAGACACCACGCCCCTGGCTGTCACGGCCGCGCTCCTCCACGAAGCCACCCGATCGGTGGACTTCATTCAGGTCGGAAGCCCACGGGCTCCGTGGGACAAACTCAGCAGCCAGCAGAAGGACATCGCTGTCCAGCATGTGCTGACCAGCCTCAACAGGTCCTTCGAGGAGTACTACGAAGTGGTCACGCAGGCTTACCGGCAGATCGGGCGTGACGTGGCCGACCCCAGCGATGAGAGCGATGAACTCGTTCGGTTCGCGCGCATGCGGCACTCCATCATCAGATGCCTGCTTCCACAAGATCATGAGGGGGTCTCCCGATGATCGGCACCCCCGCGGAGCCGCAGGCGCACGGTGTCCGGATCGACGCCTCACCCGGCCACGCCACGATCAGCATCGACGGCATCCCCCTTCCCGCCGGCACGGTCACCGGGTACGTCCTTCAGCACGACATCGCGGGCGGACTACCCCTTGTCGTCCTCCACACCCGGCAGCCCGACGGTGCGGCTTTCGAAGGGCTCGCACGTGTCGCGGTCGGCGTCGCTCAAACGCCCGGCGACATCATCACCAGCTTTCTGTCCGAGGTAGACCCGGAACTCCTCGACCAGCAGGCCCTGAACCGGTCCGACTACGGAGGCGGGCCGGGGGCGACCGCCCGCGCCATGCTGCAAACGCTCGCGGAGTGGGCGCAGGGCGGGGGTGGACGCTGATGGCCGGCCTGGACCTGTCCGGGATCGCCGCCCTGGTCGACGGGATGATCCTCCTCGACACCGTCCGCATCACCCAACCGGCTGGCGGACCCCCCGTGTTCGATCCGAACACCGGTGAGTACACGTACCCGGAGGCGGAGACCGTGTACGAGGGCCGGGGCGCGGTCCTGACCGCGGGCACGGCCGCCGAAGTCGTCTCCATACCGGGAGCGAATCAGCCGTGGGTGGCAGAGACGCGCTCCAAGTACCGTCTGCTGACACCGCTCGAGGCGCCCGTCGCGGAGAAGGACATGCTGGTCTCCGTCGTCGCCGTCCATGCGGGCGGGGACCTGGCCCTGCTCGGGCGGCAGTGGCGCGTCCAGGACCCCGGCGGCGTCGGCACCATCAGCGTGGTCCGCACCACCGCCATCGACCAGGTGCAGCAAACACGGGAGGGCGCCTGATGGACCTGAACGAACTAGGCCCCCGCCTCGAGCGGGCCGCGGACCGGGTGGGCCCGGAAGTGAACCGGACGGTGCAGCAGCAGGCCCGCCTCGCCCGCGCGATGATCCGCTACAACGCGTCCGGACGCCCCGGGCCGAACATCATCACCGGCCAGTACTTCGACTCCTGGCGCATCGAACCGTTCGGCGTGCCCGACGGCGGCGGCGCAACCATCGGCACCGACCGGCCGCAGGGCCGCCGTCTGGAGTTCGGGTTCTTCAACATGCGGGACAGCTTGGGCCGGCTGTTCTTCCAGCCGCCGTACCCGCACGTCGAACCCGCCGTCCGTGAGCTGTCCGCGGAATACGAGGACGCCTTCAAGGCTGCCTGCGACCGGATCTTCGGAGGCGCCTGATGATCGAACGCGGGCCCGTCACCAAGGCCTTGCAGACCGCGCTGACGTCCCTCACCGGGAAACCGGTCGGCATCCGCACCGTCCCCATCAACCCGACCACCGGCAAGCCCTTCCCGCCGCCGTACACGCTGCTGTACCCCCTCGACCACACCAGCGACGACGCCACGCTCGCCGACCGGCACGGCGTAGCGGTCTCCGACTACCAGGCCACATTCGTATCCGGTCCACGCGAGGGCCAAGCCGACAGCCGGGGAACGGACGAGCAGGCGCAGTGGCTGGCCGATCGCGGCCGGAAGCTCGTGGCACGCCCGGCGGACGGCAGCCCCGGCTACGCACACCCGCTGACCATCCCCGGTGTCGTCTGCTACCGCAGGGAGGCGCGGGAAGCGGGGGGAACGTCCGACGCGGGAGATGCCATCATCACGAGTGTGATCAGATTTCGGCTCTTCCTCGAGGAGCAGCCGACCCCCTGATCCTGATCGACCGCACCGCGGCGGGACCCCACGCGGACGCTGCCAGGCAGGCAGCCGCCACACAAGACACGTGTAGCAGGGGCCCCACGCATTGGCCCCGTATCCGCAAGGGGCCAAAATGGCAAGGTTCAACCGCAAGGGCACCACCAAGATCTACTTCCTGCCGGACATCGCCGCGACGACGCTGATTCCGACAGCAGCGGAGATCACCGCCGGCACCGACTACACCGGGCAGATCAACGCCATCGACGGCTTCAGTCTCGAGAACACACCGATCGAGACCCCGGACATGGCGTCCACGTTCGTGTCGAAGATCGGCGGCGACGACTCCGCGGCCGACTCCTCCCTCACCTTCTACGAGGACAGCGTCACGGACGACATCGAGACGGAACTCGCCAAGGGCACCAGCGGCTTCATCGTCATCTTCTCCAAGGGGAAGACCGAGGGCAACAAGGGCATGGACGTCTACCCCGTCACCGTGGTCAGCAACTCCAAGGCGTACACCACGGACAACGAGGCCGCGAAGATCACCGTCCAGTTCACGGTCACCGACCGGCCCGTCTTCAACCAGACCGTCCCGGCCGCCGCCTAACCCGGCACCCCACCAGCCCCCGGCCGGGCCCGTCGCGGTTCACGGGAAGGGCGCCACGCGCCCGGCCGGGCCTTCCCACGGAGACCCGAATGACCAGCACCACCACAGGCTGGGATGCCATCCAGAAGAAGTTGGACAGCATGCCCAAGCCGACACAGACCCTCCACCTGTGCTCGGACCCGGAGATCCGCGACCGATACCAGCAAGCGAAGCAGGTCGCGCAGCGTGCCGAGGACCACCTGAAGTCACTGTCCAAGGACGCCGACAAGGACGCTCTGGCCCTGGTCAGGAAGCAAACCCGGGAGGCACAGGACGCGCTGGCGAAGGCACAGGCGGACTACGACGAGCACACCGTCGTCCTTACCTTCCAGGCCCTCGAGCGGGGCGCCCTCGAAGCTCTCATCAAGGAGCACCCGCCCACCGAAGAGGACGAGGAGAGGGACAACAACGCGGAATTCCATTTCAACACGTTCGCGCCCGCTCTCCTTGCCGCATCCTCCGTGGACGGAATGCCGGTGGAGTACGCCCAGCACGCCATGCAGACGTGGGCGCTGGACGACTGGAAGTCCCTATGGGGCGCCGCCTGGCTGGTGCAGCAGCGAAAGCGGACCGACCTGGGAAAAGGCTGATCGATGACGCCACCTTCCGTGCCGAGATGGAACTCTGCCACAAGTGGGGTATCCCCCACTCCCAGTTCCGCGGGCACGGCGACGGCACTTGGACAGACCTCGACCGCAGGAAGGCTCTCGCCTACGCCCACTACCTCAAATCCGTGTGCCCCTCCTGCGGCACCCGCCCTGAGGAATGGGATGAAGCCCTCGGGGGTGATGAGGACGCCTATCGGGCCACTACCCACCGCTGTATCGGCTGCCAGATCATCGCCGACCGGCAAAAAGAAGTCCCCGACGGCGATGAGGGGCATGGCGTGAAGGTCGCCCTGATCCCGTCCAGCATCCACGCGGCCCTCGAGCTGCAAAAAGCCCACCAGCACTAGCAGGAAGGAGATCCGCCCGTGTCCGAGTGGAATCTGTCGGTACGCCTGACCGGGCAGGGCTCCGACCTCGCACGCACCCTCCGTGGCCTGTCCCGCGACGCCAACGTGGCCTCACGGAACGTCAACGCCCTTCGACGCGACCTTGTCCAGCTACGCACCGAGGCCCGTAGCCCTATCCGTATACGCCTTGACGTCGATGCCGCGCACCTGCGCGCCGATGTGTCCGCCGCCCTGAGCGCGGCCGGGTCCGGGCAGGGCATCGGGATCCGTCTTGACGTGGACGCCGCGCACCTGCGATCCGACGTCAGCGCGGCTCTTACCGCCGCCGGGGCCGGGCAGAGGCTGGGCGTACGCCTCGACATCGACGCCGCCCACCTGCGCGCCGACGTGGCCGCAGCCCTCTCCAGCGCCGGCGCCGGGCAGGGCCTCGCTGTGAACCTGCGTCTCGGTAACGCGATGCAGTTGCGGCGTGAGGTCGATGCCGCGGTCCGCTGGGCGGCCTGGGGACACCGCATCGAAATCCCCATCGGCCTCGCCGACCGCATGAGCCTGCGCCGCGAGGTCTCCGACGCGGTGCGGTGGGCGTCCATGAGCCAGACCATCCGGGTGCGGGTGGAGCCGGACACGTCCGCGCTGCGTGGCCTGGGCGGCACCCTCGGAGGAGGATCCGGCGGCGGAAGAGCCTTTGGGGGCAGCCTTGGGGCTCTCATCCCCATCGCCACCGCAGTCGTCCCCCTCATCGCCGGGATCGCCGCGAACCTCGCCCCGCTCGGCAGCATGTTCAGCGCAGCAGCCGGCGGTGCTGCCGCATTCGGTATCGCCATCGCAGGGCAGGCCGAAGAACTGGGGGAACTCGCCGACGCTGAGAAGAAGTACGCCGAAGCCGTCCGCGACCACGGCCGCGGATCCATGGAGGCAGCAGAAGCCCAGCTCGCCTACCAGCGGCAACTTTCGGCAATGCCGCCCGAGACGCAGAAGGCCGCAGTCGCCATCTCCGGACTCAAGGAAGAGTTCCAGGGCTGGTCGGACGACATGGCGCAGTTCACCATGGAGCCGGTCACCAAGGGCGCCACCCTCCTCGGAGAGGTCCTGCCACGGCTGTCGCCCGAGGTGGAGTCTTTCTCCACGCAGATGGACCGGCTCATGGACGTCGCCGGCGGCGGTATCGCGTCGGGGGCTTTCGATCAGATCGCCGACGACGTGGCCAAGCTGACCGATTCCCAGCTGGACGCCTTCACCGATCAGGTCATCCACCTGCTGCGGGTCATCTCCGAGGGCGACGCGGACGACGGTGTCATCGGGCAGATCGTCGCCTACATGCGGGAGAACGGACCCGAGGCGCGGGCCGCCGTGGAAGCGATCGGGGACGCCATCGGCACCCTCGCCGAAGGGGCAGCGCAGGCCGGTCCGGTCATGCTCACCCTGGTCACCGCCGCCGCGAAGCTGGTGGCCGCGCTGCCGCCCGAGGTCGTCGCGGTCATCCTTCAGGCCGCTGCCGCACTGAAACTCCTCCAGATCGCCGGCGCGGGCGCTGTCGCTATCGCTGCCGGGTTCGGACGGGTCCGTACCTCGCTCCTGGGCGTTGCTGCCGCGTCCACGGCCGCCGGCGGTGGTCTGGCCGGTCTGCGGGTCGCGTTCCTCGCCCTCGGTACGGCGGCGAAGGCGTCCGTGGTCCTCGCCGGCCTCGGCGCCCTGGTCTACGCCGTCTCCGAGCTGTCGGACATCGGGGAACAGGCCCCACCGAACGTCGACCGGCTGACCACCGCCCTGGGGAAGCTCGGGGCGACAGGCAAGGTCACCGGTGAGGCGGCGGACGCGTTCGGCAAAGACTTCGGGAAGCTCCGCGAGCAGATCGACAAGGTCCTCGACCCGTCCGTGTCGGACAGCATCAACAACTGGGGCGCGGACATCACCGGCGGCCTGTTGGACGCCTCGGACGCGACCGAGGAATTCACCGGCTCCATGGACTCCATCGACGAGTCCCTGACCAACCTCGTTCAGGGCGGAAAGGCCGACCTCGCCAAGGCCGCCCTCGAGAACATGCTCGCCGGGATGAGCCCCGATCAGGCCGCCAAATTCAAGGGCGAGCTGGACGGCTACAAGTCCGCAGTGGAGGACCTGGCGTTCGAGCAGGAACTCGCCGCGCAGTCCATGGGCATCTTCGGAGCGGCTGCGCAGGACGTCCAGGCCAAACTGAACGCGCAGAAGAGTGCCGCCGACGGGCTGCGCGCCTCCATCCTCGCCCTGAACGAAACGAACCGGTCCGCGTACGACGCGCAGATCGGCTTCGAGCAGGCCATGGACGACCTGACGGCCGCATTCAAGGAGAACGGCGCCACCCTCGACCTGAACACCGAGTCCGGCCGGAAAAACGGCGAGGCCATGTCCGCGGCAGCCAAGTCGCAGGACGAGATGATCGCGGCCGGGCTGGCGGCCGGCGAGTCGATGGAGTCGATGGCGGGGAAGTCCGACAAGCTCCGCGCCTCAATGATGACCCTGGCCACCCAGGCGTTCGACGGGAACCGGCAGAAGGCCCTCGACTACGTCAACACACTCCTCGGGACGCCGGAGGACATCAAGACCATCATCACCCTGGAGCGGCAGGACGCCATCAGCGGCCTTCAGTCCGTCCAGGACGCCATCAACGCCACCCCGGACTCCCACACCGTCACCGTCGACACCCTCAACGCCACCGCGATAGCCGCGCTCGAGGCAGTGGGCTTGAAAACCAGGCAGCTCCCGGACGGGCGGACCGAGGTCTTCACGGCGAACGGCCAATCCCTCGGCAGCATCGCATCGGTACGGGACGCGCTGAACGCCCTGGACGGCAAAACCGCCCACACGTACACCGTCCACACCAACACGGTCTACGAGAACCGGATCGTCAACAACGCGACGGGCGAATCACGGTCCCGCACCAAGCTGCGCCCCGGGTCGCAGGCGGACGGTGGCGTCGTCGACTACTTCGCCGACGGCGGGTTCGGGCGGTCTGACCTGCGGCCGTTTCCGCGCGGTGAGTCCCACGTCGCGCAGATTGCGCCGGCCGGGTCGTGGCGGGTGTGGGCGGAGCCTGAGACCGGCGGCGAAGCCTACATCCCCCTGTCGTCCACGAAACGCACCCGATCCCGGGCGATCCTCGAAGAGACCGTGCGTCGCCTCGGTGGTAGCCCGGAGATGATCCAGTGGAACGCCGACGGCAACATCACCGACTGGCGGTACGACCCCTCCACCGGGTCCCTGTACTCGCCCTCCGACGCGGGGGCCGCGGGCCGGAAGACGAAGAAGGTCAAGGGCAAGCAGGTCGAGTACTTCGACCTGGGGGCGGTCGAACGGAAGCTGAAGTCCGCATCGAAGGCGACTCGTGCGTGGAACGAGGACCTCGAGCGCGTGGCGATCCGGGTCGGCGGGGACGTCGCCGAAGCCCTCGCTTCCATGGGCGAGGAAGGCGTGAAGCTCGCCGAAAAAATGGCCACGGGCAGCACGAAGTACATCAACGAGATGGCCGCCGCCTTGCGCGGACTCCAGCAGACGGCGAAGGCGTCGCTCACGGACTACACGCGACAACTCACCAGCGCCAACAAGGTCAACAAGAAGTTCGCCGACGACCTCGCCCGGCTCGCTGGCATGGGCTATGGGGATCTCGCCACGCAGCTCGCGGAGCAGAACGACGAAGCAGCGCAGCAGCTTGCCGCCACCGCGGTGAGGGACAAGGGCAAGGCGGCCAAGGCCAACGCCGCGGCGAAGACCGCGAACCGGGCCCTGACCGACAGCGAGGTCCAGGACCTGGTGGCCATCATCGCGGCGATCCGGACGAAAACCACTGGCATTCACGATGTCGCCGGCAGCACCGGTCTGGGTGAGGACGTCATCATCGCCATCGCCAACCGGGCGAAGGGACAGATCTCCAGCAGCCTGGGCAGCAGGGCGGCACGGTTCCTCACCGACCTCAGCAAGGCAAACAAAGGCATGGCCTACGCGGACGGCGGCATTCGGGCCGGCCTGTACGCCACCAGGGCGGGGATCATCCGGTTCGCGGAGCCATCTACGGGCGGGGAAGCCTACCTGCCTCTGTCCCCCTCCAAGCGCCGCTCCGCGATGCCGGTCCTCGCCGACGTCGCCTCACGTTTCGGCGTCGGTCTCACGGATGCGTCCGCGGGGCGCCCGGTCGTCATCGTCCGGCACGGCGACACCACACAGGTCACCGTCACCCCCGTCCGTACGGGAGCGTCCGCGTCCGATATCGGAGCGCAGGTCGGGCGCAGTGTCCGCCGTGCGCGCAGGGGAGGGGTGGCGGCCCGTGTCGGAGCCTGAGCTGAGCGACTGGCAGTACGACGTGGGCGGTGTCGTCATCGGCGCCGGCACCAGCGTGGACGTCATCGAGACAACCGGCCTGGGCCGGCCGCCAGTACGCGATTCGGACGTTGACCAGCCCAGCATGGACGGGCAGTTCGCCGGACCCGACTACTGGGCCGGCCGGGTCATTCAGATCGATGCCGCGGTCAAGACACCGGGGGACCCAGCGGCGGCCCAGGACGTGGTGGCCGCTTTGCAGGCGGTCACCGATGCTGCGGATGTCCGTCTGATCGGCGGACAGGGCATGGCGCTACGAATCAAGCGCCCCGGACGTCCCGTGAAGCGGCTCACCGTCCGCGCCCGGAGACTCGACCCCGAGGACCGGCAGATCATCCACGGCTACATGCCCCTGGACCTCGAGTTCCTCGCCCACGACCCCGGCTTCTACGCCGATGAGGAGTCCACCACCGAACTTCCCCTCGGCTGGCTCACCGGCGGCGGGTTCGCCGCCCCCGTTACTGCACCCATCTATGTGCAGGACGGTACGGTGGCCGCGGACCGGCCCGGATGGGTCACCAACAACGGTGACGCAGACGCCTGGCCCATCCTGCGCGTCTTCGGGCCGTGCGCCAACGTCACCATCACCCACGTCGCAACCGGCCGCTTCCTGGCCCTGCCCACCCTGACTGTCCCCACCGGCCGATGGGTGGAGATCGACACCCGGCCCGGCTACCGCACTGCCACCTGGGACAACGGCGGAAACGCCTCCACCTATATCAGCCCCGCGTCCCGGATCGACCTCTTCTCCCTCCCCCCAGGGACGTCCGAGATGCGGTGGACCGCCTTCGACAACACCAACTCCGCCCGCCTCCGCGTCACCTGGCGCGACGCCTACATAGCCCTTTGAGGAGATCCGCCCATGGCCTTCTTCCCGGCCCCCATCCTCACCAACGGGGCCTACCACAGCGCACAGCAGTTCAGGATGCTCGTACGCGACCTGTCCAACGGCGCCGAGGGCATCACCCAAGGCGACGACCTGAAGGTCACCCAGAGGTCCACGCCGGGCGGTGGCGTCACCGTGGGAGACGGATCGGGGGTGATCCGCGGCCGAGACAACGTCTTCCAGGGCAGCTACTCCGCCTGCAACGTCGGATCCATCGACGTCGACATTGCACCGACCGGCGCCACCCCCCGCTCTGACATGCTGATCGTGCGCGTCGAAGACCCGGAGTACGGCTACAGCCACAACCCGGAAACCGACGAGATCGTCTTCCCGCAGGTGATTTCCAACGTCTCCTCGTCAGCGACGACGATTCCGGACGGGCGGACCGGAATCCCGTTGGCCCGTATCGACATCCCGGCGTCGACCGCAACCATCACCAACGCGATGATCACCGACCTGCGGAAGATTGCCAACCCCCGCAAGGCCCGCACCATGGTCACCCAGTCCCCGTCCGGCATCAGTACCGGCATCGGCTCCTCCACCAGCTACAGCTACTTCAGTACGGCGGCAGGCTGGAACATCGCCATCCCCGACTGGGCCACCAAAGCCATCATCAAGATCGACGTATCGCCGATCCGCTACGACCTGGGCAACTTCTGGGGCCAGATCAGCGCAACGTTCGGCTCCAGCCTCGCCACCCAGCCGATCTCCCTCGACGACAACCAGGGCACCGGCACCCGCCGCATCCCCGCGATCATTGCCGACACCCTCACCCTGCCCGCCTCCTATCGCAGCACCACCCAGCTCCTGCGCGTGCGTGCCTCCGGCCTCACCGCCGGGCAGGCCGGACGGATCTACGTCGACTCCGGTACCACCCTGGCCGCCGACGTGCAGTTCGAGGAGGCCCCCCGGTGAGCACCGCACCGCCGGTGCGGGTCCTCACCCGGCACGCCCTCACCGGAGCATGGCTGTCGACCGCGCTGCCGGTCACCGACCTGGAGTACGGGCCGGAACTGTCCGGGCCCGGGGAACTGCGCGGCACCCTGTCCCCGCGGCTGGTCGCCTCCAACCCGACCCTCGCGGATCCGGGCACCACGGAGATTTATGTGGAGTCCGAGGGGCAGCTGGAGTGGGGTGGGCTGATTTGGGACGTCCGCGCCCAGGGCAGCGAATACGTGATCGAGGCCGCGTCGTGGTCGTCGTACTTGCAGAAGCGTTTCGACCTGGACGGGGAACACGGAGGCCTCGGACCGTACTCATACGAGGACCGTTGCCAGGTCATCCGCAACATCTGGGCCTACGCACAGTCCATCCCCGACGGGAACCTCGGGGTGACCGTGGACGCCACCACGTCCACGTCGAAGGTCGGCACCCCGGACGACGTCCACCACTCCTACTGGTACGACCTCAAGTCCCTCGGCGACCAGGTCGACGAACTCGTCTCCGACCAGGCAACCCCCGAATACACGTGCACCACGTCGTGGAACGCGGGCAAGACCGACGTCATCAAACGCATCCGGCTCGGCTGGCCCCGCCTCGGAGCGCGCCGCCGCGACATCGAATTCTCGTCCGGCGTCAACATCATCGAAGAACCCGAGCAGGTCATCTCCGGCGACGACTACGCCCAGGTCGTCATCGGTACCGGCGCCGGCGACGGATCCGCGAAACTCCGACAGATCAGCGCAGTCCGCAACGGCCGGCTCCGCCTCGAAGCCACCGCCGCCTTCCCCGAGATCAACGGCAACGACGTCCTCAAAGAACGCGTCGCATGGGAGCGGGCTTGGCGGCAGACCCTGGGCGCGGTCGAGCAGGTCACCATCCGCGACACCCCCGCCGCACCGTTCGGATCCTGGCAGGTCGGCGACGACGTCTTCGTCCGCATCCACAACAACTGGACGTCCTTCACCGGCTGGTGCCGGGTCGTCGCCTGGACCATCAAACCCACCGCCCGAGGCGGCCCCCAAGCCGTCATCTCCCTCAAACCGTCCGCCATGTACACCTACGGAGGCCAGTAGTGGATATCGGCCGTAAGCTCGCCGACCTCGAGAAGCGTCTGGCCCGCATGGAGAACTCCCCGCGCCTGTCGCACGCAGCCCTCGACAACACCAGCATCGTCGTCAAGGACGACCAGGGAGCGGTGCGGGGCCGGATCGGCATGCAGGAGGACGGCACCATCGGTCTGATTGCCGTGGACGGACCCGCCCCCACCGCGCCCACCGCACCGGTCGTCACCTCCACGATTGGCGGACTCAGGGTCGTGTGGGACGGCACCCTCGCCGACGGCACCGCCCTGCCCGCCGACTTCGACCACGTCGCCGTCCACGTCTCCACCACCAGCGGATTCACCCCGTCAGCGGCCACCTACGTCGGCACCATCACCAAGGCCGGGCCCGGCGGCATGCTGCCCGTCATCCCGCTCCCGTACGTCCCCCACTACGTGCGCCTCACCGCCGTCAACACCTCCGGTGTAGCGGGGGATCCATCGGAGGAGACCACGGCCACCCCGATCAAGGTCGACGGACCGGACCTCAAAGCCGGATCCGTGGAAGCCGCCGCCATTAAGGCCGGGGCAGTCACAGCGGAGAAACTCGAAGCAGTCCTCCAACTCGTCACCCGGCTGGTGGCCGGTGACGCCGACGGGGCGCGCGTGGAACTCAACGAGGACGGACTGCGCGTCTACAACGATGCCGGCGAACTGATGATCCGCTTCGACGCCGCCGACGGCTCCGGCGTGTTCACCGGAACCATCACCGGCAGCACCATCACCGGCGGGATCATGCAGACCGCAACATCCGGTCAGCGCATCACCCTCAACGAGGGAAACGCCAACAAGATCATCGTCTACAACGCGTCAGGCCAAGCAATCGGTGAACTGTCCGCGCGAGGCCTCCTCGTCAAAGGCTCCGGCGGAGCCGTCATGCACCTGGACCCCAACGCCACATATCCCTACTTGAAGCTGACCAACGCGGCTCTGACCAACGCCGCCATCATCAACGTCGTCGAAACCACCACGGGTGCCGCCGACCTCGGCCTGAACACCGGCACGTTCACCGGCAGCGGCTTCACAGACATGAAGTGGCGGACCTTCTCCGGCAACGACTTCGCCGTCATCGAACGCATTCGGGACGCAGACGACCAGTACTACGTCGGCGGACGTCTCGACCTGCGCAGCGGCCAGGCCCAACTCGGCTACTACGACAAGAGCGGCGCTACCCAGCGTGCCGACATCACATTGACCCCCGGCGTGCTATTTGCCAGAGCCCGCGCATCCATCCAGCCCGACGTCGGCGACGCCAACACCGTCCTCACCCTTCGACCCGGCACCTCCCACACCGGGCCCATCCTGCGCTACTACGACCCCGATGCCTCCCTCTACCGCTTCGTCCTCGACAAAGCCGGAAACGTCGACATCAACGGCATCCTCACCGCCGGAAACATAGCCGCAGGCCGCGTCACCATTACCCCCACCGCGGCCAACACCCCCACCTCGTTCAACGTAACCGGCCTGAACCTGAAGGGAACCAACATCCGCGTAACCGCCACGCCTGGCACGTCCCTCCCCGGAACCCAAGTCACCGGCGTCGGCGTAACCAACGTCAGTTCGACCGGATTCACCCTCTGGCTAACTCGAACCAACACCACATCCACCGGCATCGATTGGATTGCCTTCGGCGTATGAGAACCGAACTCGACCCCACACAAACCACCGAAACCGAGCCGAGCCCCACCTCTGACCAGCCGCCTGCCGAGGTGGACCCGCCGCCCATCGAACCTGAGCCCGAAGAGGACGCACCCCCGCCGCTCCCGCCCGCTGACCCGGGCGAGCTGAACGTGCAAGTCGAGCCCGCCACCTGGTACGAGGTGACGTCGGTGTGCTCCACCTCCACCTGCGTCAACCTGAACACGACCACGACTGAGCCGATGGCGTACTCCAACGCCGGCATCCTCCGCATGATCTGCGGCCCGTGCGGCAAGGACCGGCCCATCCTGGACTACCGCAAGCTGGATCCGCAGCCCGAGGTGTCCTAGCAGGGGCAAAGGGGCGGCCAGGGGAACACCAGGCCTGGCCGCCTTTACCCTGATCACGGGCGACCCTCCGCCCCGGCTCCATCCCCCGAGGGACGACCACACGCAGTGGTCCGCCACCGTATTGCACGCTCTGGGCGCGGGGAGAACGCAGGAGCACGGGCCATGCCCGACACCACCACACCCGAGGGTGAGCCGACGGCTGCCCGCAAGAAGACCGACGCCACCCCTGCGGCGGCCCCGGAGCCCGCACCCGTTGCCGCCGACAGCGACGCCAGCCGGTACGAGCCCTACCCCGGCCGCGACTTCTTCCACGGCGGCCGATACAGCCCGATCATCGCCGTCGCCGGAGCCCGCCTCACCCGCGAAGGCCACAACCCGCAGGGCAAGACCCTCGGCCCGGACTGGACGACCGCCCACCGCGACGCCTGGACCTCCTTCCAGAAGGAGCTGCGCCCCAAGGAGGGCGGCGACGTCTCCGGCACCCCCGACCAGGTGGCATGGGACCGGCTCAAGGTCCCGCGCGTCACGCCCCTCCCCAAGGAGTCCTGAATGGCCACCCCCCTGGCAGCGTCCACCCTGCTCGCCGCCCTGAGAGCGGAGGGCTGCCAGGTCGTCGAGTACAAGTCGTGGCGCACCCACAACCGCAACAGCAAGGGCGCCTGGGGCCCCGTCAACGGAGTCATAATCCACCACACGGTGTCCTCCGGTGAAGACTCCTCCGTCGCCCTCTGTTACGACGGCCATGCCAACCTGCCCGGCCCGCTCTGTCACACCGTCGGCGGGAAGTCCGGCAAGCTCTACATGGTCGGCCACGGACGCGCCAACCACGCCGGATCCGGCGATGGCGACGTCCTGCGCGCCGTCGTCAACGAGACCGCGCTGCCTGCCGACGACGAGACGAACACCGACGGCAACCGGCACTTCTACGGCCTGGAGATCGTCAACCTCGGCAACGGCAAGGACACCTACCCGGCCGTCCAGTACGACGCCGCCGTGCGGTGGGCCGCCGCGATCTGCCGCACCCACGGCTGGGGCGCCGAATCCGTCATCGGCCACAAGGAATGGCAGCCCGGAAAGATCGACCCGCACGGGCCTGTCGAAGGCCACGGCGACTTCTCCATGAGCCGCTTCCGCGCCGACGTCGCCGAACGTCTCAAAC